ATGCAACACAATTATAAGCTGTACCGGGCATCCGATACCCATATCTATTCCCATACGACAAACAGTTTATAAGGGTATTACTTCCAATTCCATAAAAACCATAACTAAGAGTAGTGCCATCAAGAAAGTCATAGGCAATGCAATTAATAAAAACCCCTATCAAATCAGCGTCATTTACTCTAAATCCATATGACCCAGTTACACCAGACTCAACCCCTACTGCTATACAATTACTGAAAATTACTAAATTATTTGTTGCAACAACAGTACTGGCCTGAAAACAAGCAGTTGCTCCTGTTGTTCCTGTATGCTTCCCTAAAACCTTATCAACTCTAACATATTCCTCAAGTGTTTGGCAAGCAGGGTTATCTGTTCTCTCACAATGAAAGTAAGAAGTGCTATACTCCGTTGGGTTTTCTGGTGTGCCGGGTGTCCCCGTTTCTCCAGCAGCATAACCACCCTGTACTACAATGTAATGGGTGGCATCTGTCGTCCAACCATATATCGAAACAGTGTCAGCACTACCACCACTTGACTTACAGTGGAAGTAATAAACACCAATGGCTGTAATATCATCTTGATTCGCAGTCTCAGCAGCAGAAAAAGAAGTGTAAGCATCTCCCCACGATGTACCGTTATTAGCACCAGAAGCATCTGGATCTACATATATGTGCTTATCTGCCATTTACGTTATCACCTTTTGGACAACAGAAGTTAAATTTATTTCTTCTTTATCTACCCACGTAGAGATATTAGACTTAAATTTCTTATGTACGAAATCATAAGGTTCAAATCTACCTTCCATTAACTCAATGTCATAAATATACTGCTCTTTTACTTCAATAAGAGAGCCACGTAAGTACTCCAGTTCCTGAACTGTCTTTCCTTTTACCACTACGACATCAAAATGGTCTTTGTCATAACCACGGCCTACCCCTGTCCAATGACCATCTTCTTTTATATCAACAACATCCCCCTTTTCAGCTCTGGCATTATACTTATCCAACCACTTTGCACCATAGTTTGCAACATACTCATCTATCTGCTTCTGAGTAAGTGTGTTCATCCAATGGTCACGATTTAATATTAATAGTTCTGCCATAATATCATTCCTTAGTATATCTACGTTCTTAATGGGTGTGGATAAATATAAGGAGTATAAAATACTTCCCACCCATTTTCTGTATATTTATATAAAGTTTGCTCCTCTGTAGCCCAATAAGCCACACCAAAATTTACACCTGATAGTATATCAGATTTTAACCCAACACCTACTCCAACACTACCATCAAAATTATCTACTTCATTGAAGTAATCTCTATTTGGCTGAATATATGGCTGAAAGTCAGGCTTTACATTTACATTTACTACATTACCAGTATCCCTATTTAACCAGCAATAAACAGGCTCACTTGCTTGTTTTGGAACTGGTACACCTTCTTCCCAATACTTCCACAAAAACACATCTTGACCTCTGCCAATCTGATCCCTACAAGGCCAACCATTTATATCTATGTTTCCATCAACAATACTCTCCCCATTACATTTTCCACAAAAACTTCCTATGTCTGAAACTGATCGAACATTATCAAAATTAATATCAAAGTTGTAAGGTGATCCTGCTGGAGTAAAATCATTGCCCCATATAACGCCAGTACCCCCACGAATAGAACATCCTACCCATGATAAATTACCGTAAGAAGTAATCTTATTCCCATATATTTCCCATCTACGTGTACCTCGACTGTCACATTTTTGATAGGAATGGGCTTCGACATAGGCTTGGCGAACTTCATTATATCGAAAAACGTAACTACCACCGTAATTAGTATCAACACAATTCCCAGCATCATTAATCGGAGAGTCCCAAGGCCCAATTGAAAACTGGTTGTCTTCTATATAGACTGTGTTGTACTTCCCAAGTCCAGTAGGTTCTAGCCACATTTTAGATTCATTTTCATGTGCGACAGGATTTCCATATCCAGTTGGAAGAATTTTACCAGATATTACTCTATTGTTATCTATAAGACCTCTACACGGATCACCGTTAATAAATCCACCAGGAGAGTACACAAAAATACCCTGTTTATCATAAGCAGTATTATTATACTTACAATGGTCTACTCTCCAATCTAATCCAAATGTCTCCAATGCCGACAGATTAACAGAAGTGTTAAATGTAACTCCTGTTAATCTCCCCCCACCACGCACAAGAAAAGCAGGTTTAATTAAATCAATAGTCACATCCCCACTAACAGTAATCTTTCTATCTGCTGGAAAAGTGATAGTTTCTTCAGACGCATAAACCCCATCCAAAACTAATACTTCCCCATTATCTATGGTATCCCCTTCGACATAATTTTTAATTTCTTGCCAAGAGGGTCTTACACTTATATTTGGACTAGCATATGATACCTTATAAATATGAACGTCACACTTATTAAAAACATCTGTAAATTCTCCGTCTACAGAAGTAATTACTCTATCTTCATCCACAACCTCAACATTATGAGTGCCTACCAAACCACTTATTTTAAATGTAGCAGTTACAGTTTCTGGTTCTACACCAAGATATTTTGCACCTTCTATCCACTCAGGCTCAGTTACTCTTGCGGAAATTACATAGATATTATTTTCGTACTCCCTAATCATTGTATCTACACGGTTCAGAGATTCTGTGGCATCACAAGAAACAGTCCGATCAGGCACCGCTTGAAGAACTACAGGAGCAAGGACTTCCATCTGATTTGCAAATTTCAACATGCTATCCCAATGAATTGTCTCAGGCATAAAATAAGGAAACCATATGATCCCTTTTGCCCCATGAATTACATTGCTCCATGCCTCATAAAAAATCTGCTCTGCTGTCGGTGCGGGATTCTCTGGTCTTCTGTGCCCCGGATTGATACAAGGAAGTACCGGAACAAGATCTTTGTTATTAGAAGTAAGCCTATCAAATACATCCAAATATGCTGAACACGGCCCCATGTCTTCAAAATTTAAATGAGCTGTCAATCTAAATGCAATAGTATACATATCAAATCCGATAAAATCCTGTATCCATTTCTTACCACCAAACAAATCTGCACTTCCTAAATAGTCATATACTGTTGGAGTAGTTCTCTTGTAATACCGTGACCAATCCCCGCCAGCATATAAATTTGCAGTTGGGTGTTGTGGATCTATTTCGTGACAAACATATGCCCACCCTGCCAATGTCGGTAAGTAAATCTTCTGTGCCCTACCACCTAAGTTCGGCTCATCTTGCCATGCCCACGCAAACATCGCGTCATTATCTTTGTTTAAAAGGACGTACTCTTTGATTCTTTCTACATCGTGATTAAAGTGCCACCTAAGCCCCGGATTATAATCCCCACGGCCAGGCCCTATTGCAGATAAGCCATAAGATTTAGCAAGATTAAGATATGTCTCCCATGATTCAGGATTGTGTGTGGGGTAATATCCCTCAGTATTTAGATTATTTATTTTAGCTTTATCCACAAACTTACCTATACTCCCATCATCTGTCATAAAAGGACTGATTGGAAAGAACAGTTCGCCGTTGAGCCGAAATGCATTGTTTTCATCAATTCCTACCTTTGGGATACCAGAGTACTTCTTGGAAAACTTATCCCGCCAGATACCTCCGGGAATTTGATTTCCATCTGGATCAATAAGTTGTGCAATAACGCAATAGTCACCCTCGCCCAACAACTTATGGTCTAACAGCAGATTCTCTTCGATACCTGGATTATTTTTATCAAGAAGAACTGCCACGCCATCTGGCCCCTCTAACGAAACACGCAAAGTTGTCTGAGCATTATTATATGCCTCTGGAACTTGGACATACAAATACTGTGCAAGACGATTATGAAACGGAGCACGTTGAATTTCAAATCCAGCAACAGGAGCTTCTCCATTTACAGATATTGTTTTTGAAATAGTTTTTACTTCCAGTGGATCTCCGATAGGATTACCAGCAGAAGTCCACTCAGCCCATATAGTAGCTGTAAGTGTCACCGTAAAGTCTCCTGGATGCATATAATAATGGGTTACTACTAATCCTTTGTAACAATCGGAGTAATTAGGATCACCGACAATTCCAGATCCGAATTTGTAAGTATATCCATCCCCGAAATCCCACTCGTATCTTGCCTTCTTTAAAATATCTTCATCCTGATAAGTAGTTCCAGACGCACTCATGTATACTTCTTCCCCCACCTCTGTATTTACAGAAGACACCTCAAGAACTGGGACTAGACTGTCTTCAGGCTGTCCCACACTTGGACTTGGGGAGGGAGACCCAGACGCTGAAGGACTTAGACTTGGGGATGCAGATGAGGACCCATCCTCTATGTTCTCGCACCCGGTTACTACTGTAAAGTTGTCTACAGATACACATGTAGCAAAAGCATCTCCAAACCGTCTTTCTATTGTAACTTGATACCTACCATCTACTTCATTTGCAAAAGTAAACCCAGCAGTACTTCCATCCCATTCCCACTGAGATCCGCTCCACGCCCATGCAGTAATATTTGTTCCATCAGAGCGTAATCTGAATTTTCCAGCGGTAACTGAGGCAGTAAAGTCGTTGTTTACTTCACCAGTCTCCCATGCAGAATACCACCTAGCAGATGAGAGTGTTTCTATTCCGACTCTGGCATGTATTCCTGAGTCTACACCAAGTAAACCTAGATAGAATGACATAGCCTCAGTAGAACCAAACCGATTAAAGTCTATTGTAATCTCAAATACATTTGATAAATCTACCATCCATCTTGAGTTAAGGGTCGTTATACCCCCAACCCCACCGCCAGTAAAGCTGAGTTCATTACTCCAGATAATAGCATCCCCAAAACCTGTATTGGTTTTTGTCCATAAATTACTATCTGCGGTGTTGCCATCGGGTTTGGTAAAATCATCGCTATAAGAGCAGGGCCCTGAACTTGGACTTATAGATGCTGACGGACTAATACTCAGGCTTTCAGATTTAGATATAGATTTAGAGGCACTAGGACTCATACTTGATGATTCAGATTTAGAAATAGATGGAGATTCAGATTTAGAAACAGATGGAGATTCAGATGGAGAAATAGATGGAGATTCAGAAGAACTTAAACTATTACTTACATTGCCCCCTATGTGAGCATCAAGTTTTTCCTCAAGATTGTTTATCCTTGTATTAATATCTTCAATATCTGTATTAATACTTATTAATGTTTGTTTAATGTTTATTACTTCTTCAGTTTTAATGCCCATTTTTCATTTCTCCCTTTATATAAAATATAAATCACTTAATTATTCAGTGACTTATTTTATGTACATATATGCACCGACATCCCACGCCCCCTCTACTGGTCGGGTGTTGCCAAGCTTATCAGTCGTAAATTATACGGAGATTAGTAACAGTACCTATTGGTGCCTCACCTACAGAAGATTCATATGCTCCAATGTCAGGAGCAGAGCCCCTTAAAACTACCTTACTTCCAGAGTCTTTATACAGCCAAATGTTAGCACCACTAGTCCACGTTGCGACTGTTTTCAGAGTAATTGTATTTGTTGCATAATCTATTGAACTAATTTGATGAACATTATCAACTGAGCCCGCCGCAATCCAATCGGGTTGAATATTTGACAGAGAAGAGCCCCAAGTACCATCTTGAAAATACAATGCGTCATCTACTATCAAGGTTGATGAAGCATTCCCTGAATCTTTGGCATTTGTAAGGTGTACTCCTATATTAATAGCTGGTGACTCAGGACGTAGGGTTAGGTCAGGTAGTACTAAAGAAGAGGTATCTGTAACGTCAGGATTTTTAAATAATGGATCTCCTACAGCAACACATCTTCCATCTTCTACGTCAGTACAGAAATTATTTTCTACTAAATTATTGGTATATATATTTGCATCTCCACCCATCCAGTCCGCGGAACCACCGTACGTATTCAATATATTATTCTTAATTACATTCCCAAATCTAGCATAATTTCCATACCATCTGAAATTTCTGCCTTGCCACTGTGGACCTTGATTTCTAAATCTACCACTTTTATAAATAGTATTATTATAAAACCTATTATTATCTGCAAAAGAATTGTACCCCGTCTTAAATAAAACTCCATTGTTTAGTGAATTAAAAATAGCATTATATCTGATAATGTTTTTTGGAGATGTAACAGTAAAACCATCCCCACCATCATCATCAGGCGGTGGACCAGAATGTCCAAACCTGTTTCCTTCAATCAAATTAAATACTCCGTCTGAATTATATCCATCATAAATCTGTATGTTTCTGTTTCCATATTTACCATTGTCGTCAGGTCCATAAGGGCATTCTCCCTCTGGGGGATTCATACTACCCTCTGCGTGGAAATAATTATTCCTAATTACATTATACTTCGTGAAGGTTTCTAAATTGTGATGTCCCCCGGAGTAAAAAACATTATCCTCAAAAGTATTATGGTTACTATGACTATCGTAGGAGGGAACACCTAACTGCGTCCCGCCCCAATCATCACATCCAGCAGAAACCTGTCCAGTGTCACCTATGATATTCTTATGTATCCAGTTATTCGTACAAGGGGTCCCCCCGGTAATTAAACCATCATACATCTGAATCGTTCCTTTACCATTACCATCAATAATACAATTTACTATCTCATTGTAAGATGATCCATGAGTTATCATCAGCAACCGGAGTTTACCTGCTGGTACTTCTGAAACTCCAATTACATTAACCCCATCGACCTTAATATAACTTCTACTGATAAGAGCAATCCCATGATAATAAGAAGCATAGGAAGTACCTGTGTTTGAAATTATAACTGGCTCATTAATACGATCATATGCTTTATAGGTTATTATATGTTCAGCAGATCCATTGTTGGCTGGGAATATGTGAGTATTGTATGTACCACCTCTCAAAAAAACAACATCGTCATCATCAGCATTTGCATTTGCATTTCCTAATGAGCAGGGGGACTCAATGTTTGTTGAATTCTCCCACGTAGCAGTCCCATCACTTGAAACATAGTGAGTTGCACCAAAACAAGTGGTTGAAATTAACAATATTAAAAACGGCATAAAATATTTTTTCATTGTGGCTCCCTTGTAAAATATTGTACCTCTTAACTATTATAAGCTTTAACTATGATAACTAATTACAATTGTTCGATTATTGTCCAGCAGTAAATATCTCTCACAGTATTTGGCTACAAATTGATAAGAGGTACATAAAAATTAACTTGCCAACTGCCCTTGTATTAGAGCACCTTGTGCTTCATGAAGTGCTTTCTGGACCAAAACTACTGTACTCATGGTTGTTGCGGTATACTTCATCCGAACATCAAAATCTTCTACACCGTCAACTGTACAATAAACTTCCATATCAAATGTCTGACCTTCCTTAGGCTCTATAGATTTTGGAAGTTCGCCTGCAATTTGTGTATCTATAATTCCTCCGACGGCGGCAGACAATGCCTTTTGAACTAGAAGAACTGTATTCATCGTTGTATTTTCGTATATTGAATTGTTAGAATATTTCTCTTTCCCAACTACTGTCATTCCTACTGTTAAGGTTATTTCGTTTTTCATTTTTTCCTATCTCCTTTAAAATTGCGATGATCCTTGGATCATCTTCATTAAGTTTAATTACATTACGTTTATACGTCACTTTTTTACTCTTACATAATTCACAAAACCAATAACTCCATATGGGTGCAAAAATACTCACATTACTCATTCTATTAAGTATAAATTTTGATGTTACTTCATTTTCCAGTCAAAATCCCCCCATGTTGGTGGATTAAATTTTTTAATTAACCATTCTAAGTCATATTTAGCTTTATCCCACTTATTCCCTATCCATAGTTTCTTAGAATAATCTCTAGCTTTTTGAACTTGTCTACCTGATATCTTATACGGAAACCCAAAATCTCCCCCCTGAGTTCTAAACATGTGGGAAAACCATGTGCTTCTTATGCACATCAATTTTCCACTGGACATTCATCTTTAGTAGAAATAAATTTACCAGTATCATCTCTCTCACGTAATGTTTTCTTTGATGAGTCACTTATCTTATTTTTTGTTTCTTCTGAATGATGTTTACCAAGCATACCTTTAGGGTGTTCTTTGCCCTCGAACGGGTTTTTCCCTAACCATGTTCTTGCATTATTTTCACTTAATTTCTTTCTATGTTCCTCTGTAAAAACTTTACCTTTTTGGGATTCACTAATTTTATCTTTAACCTCATCTGTCCAAGGTATCCCCTTATTCCATGCAATTTGTCCTTTACTTGACTCTCTCATTTTTTCTATTGATTCTTGTGTATGTTTTTTGCCATAAAACCCATTATTCTCCCCACTTTGTTTTTCACTCATCTTTTTCTTTGACTCTTTTGTATGCTTACGACCTAATCCAGAAGCAGCATTTTTATTTATATTATACATACCATCAAAACCAATATTTTCCATATACTCGTCAATAAATTGTTGTTCTATTTCTAACAATTTAGTCTCCTCACAAAAGAATAAAATATTAAATGTAAAAGAATCAATCCCATACTTATTAAAAGATTTCTGTAGATGGTCATTATCGTGGTAATTTCCCTTTAAAGATCTTAAATGTTCATTAAATCGTTGATTCAAGTTTTTTGCAGATCCTATATATATTTTATTATTTTTAGAATTTTTTATCTCATATATACCAGATCGTTCACTTTTAAATTCTTTTTCTTTCAATTTTTTTATTTCCTCTTCAGACCAAGTTGGTGGATTAAATTTTTTAATCATATAAGATAATGGATATATCTGTTTTTCAAACCTATTCCCTATCCACAATTCTTTTGAATAATTTCTTGCTTTTTGAACCTGTCTACCAGATATTTTATAAGGAAACCCAAAATCCCCACCTTGGGTTCTAAACATATGTGCAAACCATGTACTACGTATACACATAAGCTTGTTACCAGATAAAATCGACTTTGCACCTATTTCTGTACCTTGCTGACCCCAACTTCCATGATCTTCATCACAGATATTGAGTTCCCAATACCTCTCTCTAGTTAACATCCAACAAGCGCCAAGTAAAGACATTGTTTCTACAGCATCCTTACCTCTTGGCGGTTTTAAATCACTCCTACTATATTGAAACTTAAGACTATTATCAAAATACCATGACCAAGTACATCTATTTTTACGTGGTTTCCATATCATTTTTCTTTCAAATTCTGTACTATCACATTTTTCATTCTGTACCTTACCACTACCATCAGAACAACAAAATTCAGGAGTTGGGCCTTGATACCACGTATTCCCACATTTTTTACATTCCCAATCAAAACAATGTAAGTTGTACATCATTGGAACTACAGTCCAGTCATCGTGCATTTCAGCTATTAACTTTGTATCAAATCCTTTATCAAATGCACAATGAGCATCAAGTTTCATTACATACTTTGCTCTTGATAATTTACAGGCTATATTTGTTGCTGCCCTCTGACCTACAGATTCAGGTAAATAAACTAAAGTTACATCTGGGTGGTCTTCTATTGGCGGGTCTGCCCATGCTCCATCTAATACTGCAATTATTTCTGTGTCTGCTGTCTTATTCTTTAAAATATCTTCAATTGTATTTTTGAGAAACATTTCATTTCTTGCCGGGATGAGCACACTTAACTCATACATATAATATACTCCTCATTCTGCATTCCTATAATCTATTTTTAATTTGTCACAGTTCGGACAAGGTTTATCGTCAGGCCAAACTTCATGCTCTAATGTTAAAACTTCATTACAAAACCTACAATGACCCTCACCAAAATCTGATTTATTTTCTCCATTTTTATCTAATAAGGGACACCAATCAGGAATAAGAACTGATTCTCCTTCCCACTGTTCCATTAATAATCTCAGCCCATCATCTTTGTATCCACAATAAAAATGTTTATACTCTTCGTCTGAAAGATCTATTTTACATAATATATTATAGTCACACACTACATCATCTTTAAATCCACTTTCCGTATCAAAGAAACCACAACTAAAACCACATAATCCACTATCCTTTTCTGGTGCTTTAAAACAATGAATTAATGTTACTGTATTCATAAATTCTCCTTAAATTGGAAAGACCCGATATTAATTCTTCTTAACCACTCAGTCCAATTAGGTTTAATTTCCCCCCAATTAGGTATATCATAAGTTTCTGCCCAATCTCTGCAACTTCTCTCAGATCTGAATTGATCTTTAGTCATCCGTACTCTTGTGTAGGTATCCTCATGCCTTATATCCAAACAAGCACCTTCACCCATCCATGTTTTATACTTACCTTGCCTGAGTTCACTTGGTAATCCTTTAGGGGGTGAATACCCATACCGACTTCTCCATCCGACCCTCTCATTAAACTCAACAACCCTCTTGTAGTGTTCTATTAATAAATCTCTGTACGCTACCAATAAACTTATCACATTAGTCTGATAAAAAACTGCTTTACCATCGACAGGGCTAACTGCCCACCTATTTCTATTATAATAAAATATATTCTTTTTAGGTGGAACAAAGTCAAAATGTGTTGGATGGTATAGGATATCGTGTTCTATTAAGAATACTATATCAGCTTCACTCTTTTCCAATCCTAACAATATTTTTTTAAATATCTGTAATGGGCCTCTAGGGATATCATTTAATATATAATTTCTCCCTAAATCTATCGGTTCACTTGAAACTGATACAATATCATCAATCTTACCTTCTGACACGTTAATTAAATTTTTTCTACATGTATCTAATAAAAATGGATTTGGATTATTGTCCGTATAATACACTAAACCTTTTTTCATAATTCTCCTAACTTAATTAAAAATTTTTCCCACGGTGTGATTTTCCCCCAATACGGAAAGTCATACTTCTCTTCCCATTGAGGTTTTACTTGCCTCTTTGAAAACTTACTCTTTGTCATACGTTTTCTTGTAAAAGTTTGATTATGCCGAATGTCTAGACATGGGTATTCAGACTCCCAGTACCCACGTACCCCCACCCACTTACCTCTAGGTAGCCCTTTGTGTGGGGAAAACCCTACGGCTGGATGATGATCCCCAAACTCTTCGTTAAATTTTACACGCTTTGTGAAATACTCTATCATCAATCCTATATCTGCACAAAGCAGCCCAAGAACATGATTAGGGTACTTTACCCCAAGACCATACGTATCACTGTTTTCATTTGGGTCTATAGCCCACCTATTCCTATTATAATAAAATGTCTTACCATCGTTTATTTTAAACTCAAAATGTGATGGATGGTAAATTACATCGTGTTCTACCAGAAATACCATATCAACGGTGCTTTCTTTTAGACCTTTCAAGATTTGTCTCATAATAGATAACTTAGACCTATTCAAATCCATCACAAAATTTCTACCAAAATCTATTGGTTTATGGGTTACTGAGACTACATCAAAATTATCCCCAATACATCTCAGCAAATTATCCTGACAAATTTTTAACATTGTAGCATCTGGGTAATTGTCGGAGTAATATACTATTCCTTTTTTCATTTTTTCACCAAATAATACACACTACCCCTATCTTCAGCAGGTTTATTCCCTTCAAGTTCATTAAAATGATAATCAATTACATCAAAAGAATGTCTTTTTATCATCTTGTCAAAAGATTCTTTACTAAAACGGTTTCCCCAAGTCCAATGGGGTGCAGGGGATTCATAATAGTTCTCGTCATTGGTTGCTAATGACACAACACTCTGTATAATCAAATACCTTTTTGCCATTCTGTATGAAAGCTCCAAAAACTTTTCAGGGGCATCTACGTGATATAACCCACCAATATTTGCTACTATATCTGACTGGGGAAATTCCGATTCCGGTGTAATTGTTTTCTCTTCAAATACCACATTTTTTATGCCAAGTTTACTTGCAATTACTCTCGCTTTCTTAATGTTTTTAGCCTTTTTATCTACCCCATAACATGAACTGCAACCAAGTCTTGACGCTACCATTGAATAAAATCCAGCACCACAAAAAAGTTCTGTGAAAGATACAGGCATTTTACCATTACTTGATTTTGCTATAGCTTCAGCAATGTAGGCAATAAGGATAGGTGCTTTCGCTTTTTGGTTTAACTTATGTTTTGAGGACATCTGCTTGTTATTAACGCCAAAAAACGAAAAACTGTGATATAGAGGCCCAATATCTTTTAGTACATTAACTAACATTTGTCACCTTGAATAAATGTCTTTTCTTTAATGTTCCTATAAATGTCACTTCATTACCCCCCATGTCGTGTAAGTAGTTTTTTATTATCTCTTTATTTTTCAACCATTTAACTCGATATTGCCCACCACTTTCCCTGCCAGCAGTTTGAAAAAACATTTCTTTGCTATTCTTTATAAGATTTGAAATTATTAAGTTTGAGCCTTCTCTACCAAACTCCTTTTCAAGCCACATATGAACATTCATACAAATCACCAAATCTGTTTCTTTAAACTCTGAATCCGGTGAAATCTTATTTATAAGTTCAAATTCTTTCAAACTGAAATATTTCCTAATCTTAACTAAAAAGTTAAATACATTTGGGTCAGCTTCATATGCAATTGCAGAATCTAATTGAAACATTCGCATTAAATTAAATATTGTATATCCTGATGCACACCCAACATCTATAACAGATTTTGGCATTATTGATATAGCTGACCTAATTGCATTGAACTCTTTAGAAGTATCCTTATGAAATGGCCTATCATAAAAATATGGTATATCTATTTTCTGGTATGTTTTCCCCAACCCAGAAGATCCCGGAAAATGTTTTTTACCAACTATATCCAACAGCCCATTAACTTCCTCCACCTGTTTTTCTATAGGTATAAGTGCTTTATCTATGTACTTCTTAATCATAGCAACAGTTCCACTATCCCCACCATATTTAGCCTCTCTTATAACTAATTCCGTGATTCTGTTTGGTATAATGTGGTCTGTTTTTGCACAGCAAAAGTCTATCAACTTTAGATGTTTGTCCTTTTCACAAAATAATATATTAGCTGGGTGGATGTCAAAATGTTGAATTTCTTCTTCCTTTAAAATATCGACAATTTCATCCAACTGCCTAAAAAGTTCTTCTTTTGATATTGAAAATAATATCCTTCTAAGACCTCTAAGTTTTCTGTAATTATTCCTAGCACCAAGTTTCACACTATAATATTTCATAACATAATAATCTGTACCAACTTCTATTATGTCTGGGGAATATGGATTAGTACCATTTCTTGAAAATTTTCTTAAACAATACAATTCATTCTCCATAGTGGATTTTTTAGAATGGATTATAAGCTTCTCCCTACCTTTATAATCATGTAAGAGGTATTTTTTTACTGCCACGTTTTCTGAAAAAACCATGATGAGCACCTATCTCCTTTATGTTCCCTTACAGTTTTGTCTGTTAAGTTTATGGTGGGTATTTTATATATTTCTGTAAAATGTGTTAAAGCTTCAGTTATCCTTCCACTGTGTTTATAGTTCTTATTCCCCTTATACCCAAAATCATGCCCTGATATAATCCCACCAGTCTTTACCTTATTATTCCACACCGATAAATCAACAACAGCGTAATCCCACGTATGTTCCCCATCAATATAAACAAAATCTAAAGTCTTGTCAGGTATTTCACGAAAACACTCTTCAGAGAATTTTTCAATCCAAACAACATCCCTACCTTCTAATCTTTTATGTGCTTGTTTTCTAAACTTATCGTGCACTTTTTTGCCGAATAGTCTGTCATTGCTTGGATGGTCTGCATACGGCTCAACCAAATATAATTTTAAGTCTGGGATATTTTCCAGCATAACAAAAGCATTTCTACCCCTCTGAACCCCAACCTCACACCCAACTTTAAAGCCCTTATCTGCAAACATCTTATAAAGACCTGCCCTTGTCATCCCAGAATGAACTTTTAATTGTAATATTCTCTCTGGTATAACCATATCAACAATTTTAGTTTCTGCCATAACTTTCTCCTTTTCTACATCCTCCCAAGTAGGGACTGGTGCAAAGTGACCAACAAGCCAATTAAGATCTCTAACTTGTTTATCCCATTTATTATTTTTCCAGAATTCATTTGCAAACTCTGTAGATTTAGTTTTATCTTTACTGTTAGAGAATTTTATATCTTTCTTACCCTTTGACCAATGGGCATACCATGTGTTTCTATCTAATACACATTTACCACCGGATAACCAAGACTTTAAACAAATCTCTTGTGCTTCCCTACCCATACCACCATAGTTTTCTTCATCAAGTCCACCAATTTCAAAGAACCTGTCTTTATGCATGAACCAGCAACTGCCCTGAAATGTCATCAAATCCGGTAAACCTATACCTGAAACTCTATTAGCATATTCATTCCACCGTTTGCCCTTTAAATCCTCAGATGCTATGTATTCAAATTCATACTTTTTATCTATCTTCCTATCCCACTTATTAACATCTAATGAATATCTGACAGGAACTAAAGTCCAATCGGGCTTACAATCCTTCTTTAAAACCCCATCAAATCCATCTGCAAACATACAGTGAGCATCACACTTCAAGAGATACTTTCCTTTTGCCATTCTTGCTGCTGAATTTATGGAGTGTCTCATTCCTTTTTTTGACCCACTGTGTATAATTTTAACTCTTTTGTCATCTATCAATTGTGGGACAGGCCAATAACCATCTAAACAAACTATTACTTCTATTTCTCCAGATGCTTTTTCTAAAATGTCAGTTATTGTATCTTGTAAATATATTTCTTTATGTGCCGGTATTATTACTGATATCATATTACTCCTATCCGTTTAATATTATACTTAGGGATTATTGCCTATAGAAATAAGAATTCGTTCAAGCAATTTTTCTGTATTTACCTTAATTTCAGCCTCTATTTTTTCCCAATGAACCACATGTTCTGGGTTATCCTCATCAAACCGACATACATGCTTAATATATCTACCATTTATAATATCATCAAGCTCATTTATCCAGTATATCCAAATCGAATCTGTCGGCTTTACAAGTTTAATTCTACTAATTATAAACTGAATATACCCAATCTCCTCGTCACTGAAATCGTATAAAATTTTTTTATTCATATTATACTTCTTATCCAGTATCAGAATTATTTTTTTTGTAAATGTGTTTTTCAGGTATTGATATTATTATTGATAACGTATTTTATATTTCAATAATTTGATCGTCTATTAATACCTAGTAACTACACCTGAAACAGTCAGGCCAGCGTCCAACTCCGTACCAGTCTTAACTCTTCCTATTAAATCATCTGGTGAAGTATAAGTGGTAGATACACCACTTCTATGTCTTGTATAATCATCAGCCCAACTAGGCATAGCAGCATCTGTTGTTCCAGCGCCCGAAACAGTTGTCCACCAATTGGGGGCCATAAAATCTACATCAGTCATAATATAACTCCTTTAGTGTTATTGTTAGACCTTAAGTACACCTTCAAAAACAATATAAAAATCCTTCCACTTTCTTATACGATCAGCTAAACAATCAGGATTAAGACCCCAGTAAGATTCAAAACCGCAACAATCAGAAAAATGTAAAAATTTAGAAGAATACTCCGAACACACCGGCATACCAGTAAAATGTAAATACTTAGCTAGAGGCGGCATAACTAAGAATAAAAATAACCTCCAGCTAGGATAAAAATCACCTTCATGATTAGCTACTACAGCGTAACCCTTATTAAAACTCTCAGGTGTCATTGATAAATGACGCCCTACAATAATGCTGCCATTATTATAATCTTTAAAAAGATTTTGTCTCTTTATAGTCCACAGAGATTCTAGTGTATTTCCACTCGCATCAAGTATTATTCCAGAATGACCGTAAGTAGCTTCATTATCTAGGGACCAAAATTTTTCCATAGTCCTTATACCACTTGATAAGAACGATTTTTTGCCTGATATATTACCCGAACAAAAAATGTCTCCTGGTCTAAGAATTATATTTGACATAGTTAGTCGCCTGAATATAAATTGACTAACCTTTTTTGTTTTTCTATATGTATTAATAACAATTCTTTATCAAACTCACTAATAGCTATAGGCTGATTTAAAGCAGACGAGTACTGTGTTAATATGTATAGCTCAACACCCATCTTTTCGCCCAAAAACTCAACTCTATTAGTTACATAATAAACAAGATCAGACCAAGTAACAATATTATTTAACAATAGTTCTATATCATTTAAAAAATTAAAAACATCTTCTTTAGAAAAAACACCGTTCTTAAGCATCTCATAACTGGTAAGTTGCAATAGTATATCCGCAGTCTCTGGGTTTTTTACTGTATCACATATAAGTGACCCCTCCACACCATCGCAGATTGAAGGTTTATTTGGGTTAGTTTGAAATAGACCGCAACCAGAAATAAAAGTTGTTCCGAAAATCAATATTAACGCTGAAGTAAATAAAGCTAGTTTTTTCATATTTTTATCCTCCTAGTATAAAAATAAAGCTTGCTCAAAGGCAAACCTATTTCTTTTAGCTCTTACATAATTGGTTGGCTAATGAGTTGTTATACTATCTGTAATACAAAAGGTTAGTTAATTATTTAATTTTTCTTTTTAATACTGCGGATGCAATAGGAGAAACCACATTAGGTTTATTGCCCATATCGTGTAAAGAAGTGAAGTCGTTTGATGATGTTCCATGAAACCTTATCATACCACCACTATTATGTAGTATAGGTTCCCCGTCATCTTCAAGCTCTTTTTCTAACATTCTAGCGCCGTGAGCGGCTAGTATTATTGCTGAATATAAATCTTTATTCTGCCCTTTAGATGGAGTATCAAAATGCAACATACCAGTTGTGGTCTGGGTAACAATTATACTTAACATTTGTGATTTTAAAGTCTTAACACTCTCATAAGCTAAACCTACAAAGTCTATTGTGGAACTGATGGGAACTTCTGGAAATAATAATTTTTTGTCTTCTAACATAGCCTTAGTAGTAAAATTAGCATCTGATATCCAAGATGGATTAAAATTTACAAGTTCTAATATATGTCGGCCTTGTAAATGCTTGTGATCATCATTAGTTCTATCTATAATAGGTTCACAACTATTATAGCCTTCTTCTAATAAGTCACATATAGCCTTTCCGCCGCCTCCTTTATCCATAAATATTCTAGATACATTAAAATTATCACAAAGTTCTTGTATAACCATAGTAAGTTGTTGCGTAGTTTGTCCCTTCAATTCTAGCACACTTACTATTCTATTAACAGTACCCAACTTTATTATAACTACTCCTGTACTGGCTTTGCCGCCCTGGTTAGGGTCTACACCTATAACATATCGACTATCTTTATGGCCCTTTAGTTCCACAGTATGCCCACTATTATTAGTACAATCATCCAACAAAGAGGCTTTAAAAAATCCTTCTGAGTCTGAAATCATAGCAGCCTCATACTCCATTCTGAATTCAGCATCAGACATTACACGTTTGGCTTCAGATATATTATTACTATCTAAAAATCCTTCTGGTAAATCCCAATATGGAACTTGCCACACAGAGTACTGACTGGTAGTACCTAACTCTTCGGCCAAACTCATTTGTGCCCAATGATCTCTCATCCGACGCCACATGTGGTTAAATTTATAATAACCAGAAGAAGTCATAATCATCTTATTAACGGTTTCCTCTTCAAAGTCATCTATATCAGCTAAACCCAGCGATATTAATTTATTTTGTTGTTCTATCCTTCTAACACGTTCCATAGGAGCTAGTGAAGTAGCACCCATAGGTCTTATTACCATATCTAGTGTTTGATCTGGAATTTGAGCTAACTCATCTATAACTATCAAATAGAAACGTGAACCACGGATCTTACTACCATCTCCTAGTGGAAGCGCTTCGATATAAGACGGGGTCATACCACTTATAGATTTAAATCTTAGATAACAACTATCAGTACCACGGATAGGTCTTTTTTCGCAAGCCTCGCGCAAAATAAAAGATTGTGTATACATTTTTTCTACTTCGGCAAATATAAGCTTACTTTGTCTGAAAACCGGAGAAATTAAACCAACTCTAAATCCGGGTTTTAACATACAACTAAGGGTCGACAACAAACCTAATAAAAAGGTTTTACCGAGCCCTCTAGAAGCAACTACAATTACATAATTTTTAAACCACATATCTTCAAAGATAATTCTCTGTATAGGAGCTAAGTCTACTCCAAGTAAATCAAAAGCAGCTATACACGGATTATTAATATAAAAAGATATTAAATCTTTACCTTGCTCTAATAAGTCTTCATAATGTTTCTTCGTTCCGCTTCTACTCATCTTGCTCCGTTTGATTATCTATATCAGCATCATATCTATTACCTAAATAATCTTTTCTTTTGGCAAGCATTTTCTGCTCTTCTTTTTTTAGCCCCAGCATTTTTTCCTGCAGCTTAAGTTTTTTGTCGTTGGTAAACGCTACTGCTAAATCAACTATGGAAAAACCCTTAAACTCATTAGGATTAATTCTATCTCGTCTCCTTGAGGATAAATTTTCTTTTATTTTTTCGTTCTTCTTACCTAATTTCTCTATAGCAGCTGCCGTATCTAACTGGCGATCTGGATTACCTTTACTGTCTTTCAAAAGCCTAAACTCTAAAACCCTGTTCTTAGCTAGATCTAATATATCATCCATATCACTAGATGTCAAGTCTTCTATTTCAAAATCTTCTAAATACACATCTACCAAATTATTGTATATAATTACCTCGTCTGGTTCAAAAATATCATCCGTAGGCAACACTGTCTTTAATAATTTTTTAGGTGTTGGTGGTTTTGGTGGTCTTCCTGGGCCTACCATTACATGATCTCCTCTAATACATCTTCTGGATCTAAATTATTTAATTCACAATATTCTTTAAATAGGTAAATTAACTCTGGTGTATTGTCATGACTAAAATATTCAATATTATGCCCACAAGTTATTTCTATCTTACACTTATTTCTTATAGCCCTTTCAGTCATGATATCCATAGCGGAATCAAGCTCTTCACCAACATCTTGTATCCACTCATAAATATCAAAATCTTCTGGAGTATTACAATATCTCGCAGATAATTCTTCTGAAACTGGGTTTTTTCGTCTAAAGTAAAGTATTAAAGATC